GGCAACTGATCTCGCCGACGAATGCGCCGGGCTGTGTCCCGACTCTTGACACCCGGAAGTTTCTTGATCTGAAAACGACTGGTTTTCCAAGGCTTGGAATTTGAGCGAGATCAGAAAGCAGAACTTTGATTTCAATATCTCCCTCGTCGGCAAATCCACCTTCCATTAGTTCCCGGGCAAATTGTGACTCGGAAACGATTGCGGTCACAACCTCACTATCGATAGTAATGCTCACGCCGTAATCTGAACGGTGCTGAACAAAAGCATCTTTAATGCTATTTGCTATCGCTGCTTGCATCTAACTTTTTGGCTTTTTGTGAAACCTTTTTGCTCGGTTTCTTTTTCGGCTCAGGCTTCGGCTTTGCAATAGCAATTCTTGCCCGGCCACTGGTGAGCAATTGTGCAGCCGTTCCATTTTCGACATTTTCAAGAATGACTCCCGCTTCGACAGGCTCCCCTTTAACAAAGCAAGCTTCGATGATTTCAAGATTCTTCATGATCTCTTTAAAAAGTCAAAAAAGGGCGGCAGGAATTACCCTGCCGCCCTTGCGAATTTTGAATGCTTTGGCTAATTACGCGCCCAGTGCGTCGAGCATTGCTGCGAACGACTTCGGACGGCGAACACCGCCATCATAGTAAGTGTTGGCAACAAGCGTGTGCAGTCCACTCTTGGCGTTGGTGCTATCGCGAAGAAGCTCAAGGTTGAGTCCTCCCCAATATGCACAGACATAGTCACTAAAGTTCCCAAAAAACAAAGCCGAGGCAACTGACGAACTTCCTTTTGTGAGTGTTCGGCTAATTGCGTTGGTGAACTCAGCACGGTATCCGTTGATGGAATTCGGGCTTGAATCAGAGATGATGAAGTTGCCTTCTGCACCGCCGGTTTGCTTGCTGGTTTGTTTCAACTTAGCGCGAATCTGACCGTTGGAAGCATAAGCGAGTGAACCTTGAATTGCGTTCTGCGCGTCAACCTTCTCTTCAAGAGATATGATGTCAGCGTAATCAGGAGCGGCACCGTTAGTACCACCAACGACAGATCCAATACCAGAAGCACCGGCAACACCGTTAGCTTCATTCGTTCCAGATCCGTGGAAGAATGCAGCTTCTTGTGATGCAAGCATCTGAGCAGTCAAGTGGCCGCGAAGCATGGCTTCAATGGCAGACGAGGACTGATTCATCAGCTGATCACTTACATCAATGAATGCAGGTAGACGCTTTGGAGTGAGGCTCAACTGTGAAGTGGTTGGTGATACTTCATCGGCTGCGCCATTCTCAGCTTTCCCAGCAGCGGCAGTAGCAGCGGCAAGAATTGGAATGTCTAGGTTACCAGTGAGACCGGTAAGGACAGTTGCACCAAGTTGATTCATTACCGAGGAGGCAAAGAAGTCATCGAGGAGACCGGCCTTGTCGGTTGCAATCGTGTTGCCGCCAGCGGTGGAGGTTCCAGCCGTCAAGTCACGCTTGTTGACGTAAAATGATGGAAGCATGATGCCGCGAGATTGACCGATGCCGGCGTTCTTCGCTTCACGAATTCCTTCTTCAACAATCTCACGTTCTGCACCTTCCAGCTTTGTGCCGGAGTAGTGAGCGCGGAGAGCGGTGCCAAGGTCGAAACGGCCAAGGTCACGCTTCTCAGATTTGGAAAGATCAGCTGGAACGAATTCAGCTTTCTTTTCACAAACTTTGTCGAAGGCAGCTTGACGGAAATCGTCAGCGGAAACACCGTCGGAGACAGCCTTGCTGATGTCGAGGCTGATGCCACGCTCTTTAGCTTGTTCGGCTACGGATTGAATGCTTGCGATGCGGCTGCGCTCGGCAGAGACAGCACTGTGACGCTCTGCATTGAGATCAATGCGGGGAGCTTCGTTGATAACCTCCACGGAGCGAGAAACTTCGGGAGCCAGATTTGTGTCGATATTTTCGGACATTTTTTCAGTTTTTAAATTAGGGTTTTCCGTTGATTCGTTTTTCATTCCCCTGCCAACTCCCACGGAGTCATCGGCTGGAATGCTGACGAGGCTCAGTTCAAACGGTTCCCAATCAGTTGCACGGATGGACTCCCGCCCTCCGTCCATCTTTTCAGAATCCATTTCGTGAATTCGATAGCCGACCGAAACCAATCGGCGAATGCCATCTTTCACGTCCTCGAAAATCTCTTCGGCTCTTGCCGACTTTGAAAACTTAACGACCGCGCGGCCTTTTTTGTCATCATCAATCCATGCTCTCTCCACAACTCCAATCTGGTCGTTGCGATTGTGTTCCATTAGGAATGCGCCGCCGTTGTTTAGACGTTCAAGGCGAACGCTTGCAGCACGGTGGTCAAGCACCTCGGTGCCGTAGTTGCGTTCTACTTCGGCCTCGGAAGAAAACGCGATTTCAATCGTGCGATTTTCTTCGTTTATGGCCCGTTGATTTAGCTCAAAAGAGCGGTGTGATAGTTGCTCAGTTTTCTTCTGACTCATCGACATTCTCAGAAATGTCAATTTGATCAGGATCAAGTTTCAACCCATAACTAGCAGCAAGGTCTTCATCCTCTTTTACTTTGGCAAGGACATCATGCACATCGTCTCCACCTTCGGCGATGATATCACGAAGCGGTTTGATGCGGTGCTTCATCGCAAGGATCGCGGCTTCCATGTCTTTCTTCGGGTCAACCCATGACCAGCGACGGCCACGAAATTCGGGAGCATTGAATTTGGAGAATTTGTCGAATGGTAAACCAAGGCGACCAGATAAGAGTTCTATCTCAAGCCATGCTTCAAACACTGGCTCAAGAACGTGGTCGATCATCATGCGCTGGATTGCTTTCCAAACTTCACGCTCTTCAATCAACCCGGCTCTGATAGATGAATAGTTCACTCCTTCCAAATCATTAGAAAGAGAGTTGTAGCTAATGCCAAGAGAAGTTGCAACTCCACGCAAACATGATTTAACGAAATCTCCATAACCGGAATTTGGGTGGTTTGTATCCCAGCTTTTAAAATCAACTCCTGCCGGAAGTTCTTCGATTGTTCCCGGTGACGAATCAACTGGAAGATTCCCGTCAGTGTCAATCTCACCTGACCACCCATCCGGTGTGGCCTTGGTGAAGAAGCCCATTTTCGCCGCGCCAGTTCTCGCTGCAACAAGCTCGGCCTCGGCATAGCCGTCAAGCATCTTCAGCCTGTTCATTGACGAAACAAGCCAAGGGATCCCCCGGCTTTGCTCTGGGCGTTCGGTTCGGAACGGGTGAATGATCTCTTCCGCTGGCACTCTGATTCTTCGCTTGAAATCAGCATTGAATTGAGAATCCCCAGGATGGTTGCCGAGCAAGTAGTAAGCAACTGGGCGGCGGTATGAATCAAGCTCAACGCCAAAGCGGATCTCATTACCATTATCAGCCCGGGCGTTGAAGCTATCGTCGAGAAGGTCAGCCTCAAGAATCTGAAGGCTCAGGCCAGTGCTTTTTTTGATGATACGAATCAACACCTCGCCATCACGAGCAATGCATCGGAGGATCAATCTCTGCACGTCAACCCATGAGTGCCGGCCTGTCACTTCACAGTTGCCGACTTTCCCCCACTGCCGCCAAGCACGTTCGATGAAATTGTTTGCGATCTCATCAAGCCGGCCATTTGATTCTTTGGCTCGGACCTGTAGCGAGATGCCTTTCTCGCCGAGCGTGTTATTTTCAAGGCTCCGAAGGAATCCTTTCACCCATTCGTTGTTCCGCTCAAGATCCCGGGAACGATCCCGCAAGATTGGAAGTTGGCCTTTCAGTTCACCATCCTGAGATAGACAAGCGGTGATCCAGTCCATCGTCAGCCGACTCGACTGAGTGGCGTTGAATTTGCGAACTGCTGTTTTGGGTGTTGAAAACTTTCGTTTAAGGAATCGGATCATCTGAATTGAATCTTCAAAGTTTTGCGGTGGCGGTTAACTGATGCCTTTAGAGTCTCTGCTTCTTGTCGCCAACGATCCCGGCTCTTCTCAAGGTCAGCAATGCTCGTCAGTGTTAATGATTGGTCTCCGAAGCTGGTGGCACTTGCCGTTTTCTCATAAAGTGTCCCTAAAGTCGTTTCAATTTTGGTAATCATCGCCAAAGCTGATGTGAGCTTTTCATCGTCAGTTTTATCGGCCATTGAATTTTGACTAATGTCAAACTCGTCAAACTCTACCAATCATTCACCCAGCCGCCCTTCTTCCCTCGCTGATCCCTTTTTGCCTTTGCTGCTTTTTTCTTCGGTGGATCTTGAATGGTTTTCTTCAGCCTGTCCCAGTTCACACGCATCAACGAGAGTGCTGCGCTCGCATAAACCCGGATGTCAAGAGCCTCGTTCCTTGCTTTGGATGGGTTCTCAAAACGTGCGAAAGGAATGCCGTTTCGATATCGTGTCACTTTGGTTTCAGATGTTAGCTGCCGGAACCAATCTTCTGGCCGGTCGTTAGGGAAGTGCATGAATCCGCTTCCTTTTTCTCCGAGAGAAAGTCTTGAGTAGATCAACTCTTTCGCTGTATCAGTTCCAACTGCGAACAGTGCGGCACGTTCTACCCCTCTCCTTGTCGGTCTGCCGACTAACGGAACACCCGGGCCGCCAACACCTTTGCAAGCGTAGACTCGCTGGACTTCTCGCGGTTTCGTGAATGAGTAGACAGCTTTCGTTTTGTGACCGGAGTCAATAAACGTGCAGGTGATTGGCATCTCGACACCGCTCGGGTGGATGTATTTCTTTTGGAGGATCTCATCAAGTGAAGCCTGTGTGTCTGGTGAGTTGAAATCTCCCATCACGTTGAAATGCTCGATGCTCCAAGATTCTTCCCCCTCACCCCAGCCGACAACCTCAACCTCGAAGCGGTCGCCTTGGATATCAACGCCGGCAGTGAGAATGAGAGCATTCTTCGGGAAGTCCCCCCAATCCTCCCGGCGTTGCATCAGTGGTTCCCACGGCACGCTCTCTCCCTCGTCCTCCCATGTCTCAGCAAGAAAGGTGTTAATCCAAGTTCTCAGCGTTTCATTTCCTGACTTTTTTGCTCTGATGTTATCAGCTGCCATTTGATGGAGTCGGGATTTATAGCCTTTCTTGTGCCGAAACAGTGATGCAATCCCGGGAAGATGATAGCCCCGGCTGGTTCGTTCTGGGTAAGTCGGGATCCACTTGCCACCCTGCACCATTTCAATGCGCTGCTCATCCGTCAGCTTTGCTTTGCATCCTTCACATTGTAGCCAAGCATCATGGCCATCATCTTCTTTCCATTTCACGTTCACCCATTTCAGACTTTGGGAGTAAGAGCAATCTGGGCATTCGACGTGGAATCTCCGCTGATCACTCAATTCAAACTCGCTCTCAACTCGGCTCCGTCCTTTGACCGTCGGCGTTGATGTCATGACGATGACAGCATTCCAAAAGGTTTCCGTTCTCCGAATAGCTAGGCTTGATGGATCGCCTTCACTTCCAGCTGTAACCGGGTAGCGGTCAACCTCGTCCAATAAAACTACTCGCCTTGGACGTGAAGCCAAGCCAGCCGGGGCATTGGCTCCAGCAATGGCGATGTTTCCACCCGGGAAGGTTTTGTGCAAAATTGTATTACCTGACGTTCGGCTTTTAACGTCAGAGATCTTGTCTTTGATTCGTGGCGTATCTCGGCACATTGGCGCAAGTCTCTCTTTGCTCCATGCCTCGCCCATCTCAATAGTCGGCTGCACCATAAGGATTGGTGAAGGCTCCACGTCGATGAAGTATCCGATCATGTTATTCAGAACCTCGGTCTTTCCTAGCTGCGCTCCCACCATCAGCACGGTGCCTGTCGCTTTCGGATCGTTGATTGAATCCATCCATTCACGGGCGTAGGGTGTAACGCTGGATGAATATTTCCCGGGCTGACCTGATGACTCTGGCGAAAGGAATCGGTATTCGTCAGCCCACTCTGAGACTGTCACCCGTGGCGGCGGTTCGTAGACCGCCAACCACGATTCGGCAATGTCTTGGATTTGAAGATTCATTTGTCGCTGTAGTCTAAATCTTTAAGGCTTAACAAATCCCGCAAGCATTTGTCTTTTTCGTCATCTGTCAGCGGCATATTGAGAATCTTGATTTTGATTCCGCTCATCACCTGCTCTCCTAGTCGCTTCACTTTGTCAACATCAACAAGCTCACCCCGAGTTCTGGCGTTGGCCAGTTCCAGCTTGTCCGCTTCTTCCTTCGTGCGGCGTAATCTCTCCCTATCGAAATCTGTATCGTCCTCGGTCTTGCTGCCCCACTGGTTTTTTGGAGCGTTATGAAGATAGGTGATGTAAGCATTGACGGCATCACAAAGCGCATATTTGCCACGCTCCTCTTTTCTCAAGATGCCCTCCTGTGTCAGTTGAGACAACCTTGCACCGGTAAGGTTAAGGATGTTGGACAGTTGCGCGGTGGTGGCGATTGGCCCTATCCCCCTACCTATGCCGAAGTTCTTAGGTTTTTCATCGTCGCTCATTTCTGAATGATGTTTAAGTATCATGTAAAATCAAGCGGCATTGAGAATTACTTATGACTAGGAAAATGCAGCTGAGACACATGACTAAGAGACGTTTTCCCCGGATAGGACCCGCAACCCTTTGATTATCAAGGAAAACGCCAAAGTGAATCATCTAACCACGAATCTTTAGCCGTGCATTTGTGAAATCAATCTCTTGAGCTTCAATGGCTTCTTGAGAAGAAGAACGTCTTCCTCGGTTAGTTGGAAGAATTCAAGGTGAGACTTTCTCTTTGAGAAAAAGAGATGAATATTCCTTTCTGACAAAAGGCCAGACTCTCTGAACTCAGTCACTATTTCGGAATGGGCTGAGTGCGTCTTATAGGAGGAATCTCTCATTTCCTTTCTGGTTGTCCTCCCGATCTTGTAATAATCATCATAAGGATTGTCTTTCCTTACATAAACCCACGACTCATCATGCTTTTCAAAGTCGAGCATCAATCCCTGATCCCATTGCTCGCAGATATTCATGATGCAAACATCACCAGCGATTTCTTTCAGCCCCACATGAAATGCTAAACTTATCAGATTGGAGTTTTCCTTTAAAGACAAAGGGTTGCATCTTGTCATTCCTTTATGAGTTTTTGATTTCACGAAATCAGTGGTTTTCAGAGTCGCGCTTTTTACTATTTCCATCCACGTTATTTCTGCTTTTTGCTTTTGAATCCCGAATGATGAAGCTGAGTTCATCAACAAAACCCTTTGTGATTCCTGTGGCTTTCTCGGGAAAAGCTTTATTCTAGTATCAGGGTAAGACTTCCCAAACTTAGAGCTTTTGGCTTCATGAAAAAACTCCTGCTCAAAGAATAATGCAACCCCTAAGAATTGTGCTGATCTGTTACCTTCAAAGGGTTCTCCTTTTTCGTATCTGGTTGATATGTTCATTGTTTTAATTTGTTGGCTGCTTTTTTCCAGTCTCCCTTACAGAAAACCAAAACATTCTGGTGGGTTTTTGCGAACTTTCTTCCTGCTTCAAACTGCTTTGTCACCCTCATGGAGGCTGATCCAACAGCGGTGACAAGAATCGCCTCGTTGTAAAGATTAGCCCCCGCATCTCGGAATGCTGATATGGTTGCGCTTACAAAATCCCGGTAAAACCCTTTCTTGTCCCTAAAGTCACCCACGACAAAGCAAGCAAAGCTGTTGTCTTTCATCCTTTTTACAGATTTTAAAATGATCCTGCTGTATGCGGCTTTAAATGTGTGCCACTCCATTGAGGATAAATCATCGGGATTATCTGAGTATTTCTCCAAATCTCCATAAGGAGGACATGAGAAAAGGAGATCTGATTTAGGTGCCTTTTTCATAAGTTCAAGGGAATCTCCTTGGACCCACTCGGGCATTACTTCTGGGCGTATGATCTCACCCTGTTTTTTGTTGGCCTCTACTTGCTCCCCTCTCAGATCACAACCCCAGTATTTCCTCCGAAGCATTCCCGCCACAATTCCTCTGACTGATCCCCCTGCGAAAGGATCAATCACTTGTCCCCCATCTGGAGAAAACCACCTGTAAATGCACTCGCAAAGCGTTGGGTCGAAAAGGCTGGTTCCCTGCTCGTCACTTTTATCTCTCACCCCCTCCTTTAGCCGGTAGAAATCGAATGATTTTGCAGCTGCTGAATAAGTAAGGTCATCTCCCCTACCTATCTCGCTCTGTATGCCAACGCTTGCCCATGCTCTCTTCCTGTCTTGCCACTCTCCTGATCTAGCATCCAGAACTGAAAATGGAGGGAAGCCGAACTTGTCGGACACTGGGCCTCGCGATGGTTTTGAAAGAGGTTCTCCAAAAAGATCAACCCCATTTAATGATGCCTCAAGAGAAGCCTGTTTGTTTTCTGTATTCATATCAAAAATAATCTTATTATTGATTTGGAGTCATGTAAACTGCTAAATTCTATTTTAGCAAAAAAAACGGGGCAGAGGATTTCTCCCCCACCCCCAGTTACTTCGTCGGGATTTAATTTA